CCCGTATTTAATCGGCTTAATATTCAAAACCAAAACCAACAAGCGCAAGACATTGCGTACGCAGACTTGTCGGCTATTTGTCACGTTACCGGCGTGTACAATATACAAGACAGTTCGCAGTTACACGGCGTGCCTTTTCAGGTTAAGCTAACTGTGCGTAAGTCCGAAGAACACGGCGATAGTAATGACGTAAAAGGATATAAAGACGCACACGGTAACGACCCCGGTAAGGCCGGTGCGGGCGCGGTAGCCCCGGCTCAGCCTGCCGCGCAACCTCAGACGCCACCGGCTCAGGTACAGCCCCAAGCGGCGGCACAGCCCCAAGCTCAGCCCCAAGCGGGTTGGACGCCACCGGCTCAGACGGCCCCGCCTGCACAACCTGCACAGCCTGCCGCTCAGCCCCCGGCTCAGGCACCACAAGCGGCCCCTGCCGCTCAGCAACCGGCACAGCCCCAAGCCGGATGGACGCAACCCGGACAGGGGCAAGCCTCTGCCGCCGCGCCACAAGCCGCACCATGGGGAAACACAGCCGGACAGTAAGCCCCCGTATACTGTCCGTGCCCGCCCCTACCGTTTCGGCGGTAGGGGTGTCTAATAACGAAGGGGGTACGCCTATGGAAATAGACGTAAGCGACCTATACAAACAATGCCACGCCCTAATACACAAGCTAGATAAGAACGGATTACAAGAGCGTAGTTATACGTTTAACTGGTTATCGCGTAAGCTAAACATAGACGTAGAAGACTGTAAACTTAGTCAGTTTGACGAAGACACAGTACGTAAAGTGTACAAATGGCTTAGCCGTCTGTATAGAAAATTAGACATAAAACAAAAACGACAAGAGGCTAAAGAACATGAGCGAAATAACCGTAGACCCGCACCAACCCCTACCCAACGGCTTATTAGTAACAGACGAAAAGCCAACGCAAAACGCAGATTTACAAGGCAAAAACACAAGCACAGAGACTAACGACCCGTTAGCAGAACCGGGGGCGCGTAAAGCCCTAGCTCGAAGAATAAAAGCAGACATAGACGCATATTGCGCCGACGTATACGACGACGGACATAGAACACACTTAGGCGCGTCGTTAATCGGGCACGAGTGTAGCCGCTATCTTTGGTATATATTCCGTTGGGTAAAGCACGTTAAACATACGGGCAGGCAACAACGCTTATTTAACCGGGGGCACCGCGAAGAAGAACGCTTTGTAGAATGGTTACGCGGTATTGGTTTTACAGTAAGCGAGTACAAGAGCGACGTACTGCACTACCACGCCGAAAGTGATAGTATCTTTTTCGGGGCTGAGTTTGACCCCGGTGACGGCTTAGTAGAGGATATGACGGGCAACCCTATATACGAAGACATAGCTAAAAAGCGAGGGGTTACCCGCGAACAACATAGAGTAAGCGGCGTAAGTGGTCACTTTGGCGGGTCGCAAGATGGACAAAGTACGCTACCAGAACGGTACGGTATACCCGGTAAGTTTCTTCTTGAATTTAAGACTAACGGTACTGGCAAGGGGTTTACTGCCGTAGAAGAAAAAGGCGTAGCTTTAGCTAAGCCGCAACATTACGCGCAAATGTCTACGTATGGTTACTTAGATGACTTTGACTATTGTATATACATTATAATTAATAAGAATGACGATAGTATTACAGTAGAGGTAGTTAAGCTAGACAAAAGATTAGGCGAACAATGCGAAAAGAAAGCCCGCGACGTTATTACGGCACAAGTGCCCCCGGCTAAGCTGTCTGTTAATCCTACTTTCTTTAAATGTAAATGGTGTGACTTTAAAGAGATATGCCACGGCGAAGAAAAAGTAGAAATTAACTGTAGAAGTTGTACGCACGCTATTGCAGTAGAGAACGGTAACTGGCAATGTAACTTAGTCGCACAAATTATACCGAAAGATTTTATACCGCAAGGTTGCGACAAACATACACCAATAGGGTAGGTAATTACGTGGCGTTACGTTGGTATCAAGACGAAGCAATAGAAAGTATATACGATTACTTTAGTAATAACTCAGGTAATCCGGTTATCGCTATGCCCACAGGTACGGGCAAGTCTCATATTATTAGTGGTTTCCACCAACGGGCGTTTAGTGCGTACCCGTACCAAAGGTGGTTAAATCTTGTACACGTTAAAGAGTTGGTAGCACAGAACGCTAAGAAGCTAGTAAACTCGTGGCCTACAGCCCCAATAGGGATAAATTCAGCCGGACTACGACAAAGAGACACACAACAAGCGATTATCTACGCGGGTATCGGGTCGGTGTACCGTAAGCCCGAAGCACTAGGGCACCGTGATATAGTGCTTATAGATGAATGTCACTTAGTTAGTCCTAAAGCCGAAACAATGTACGCAAGTACTATAGCGGCATTACGTGAAATAAACCCGGCACTTAAAGTTGTTGGGTTAACCGCAACACCTTACCGACTAGGGCAGGGGCGCATAACAGACGGCGGGTTGTTTACTGATATATGCTACGACATGACTACGGTAGACGGGTTTGCCCGGTTGCTTGCCGAAAGGTTTTTAGCTCCGGTGTATCCGAAGAAAACAAAGACAGAGCTAGACGTAAGTAATGTCAGTATGCGTAATGGTGACTTTGCTAAAAGTCAATTACAGAACGCAGTAAACGTAAGTCAAACAACATATAACGCCGTGCTAGAAATGTGCGAATTAGGCTACGATAAACAAAGTTGGTTAGTGTTTGCTAGTGGCATAGAACACGCCGAAAACGTAGCCAACGTATTAAATCAACTTGGCGTACCCTCAGCCGCCGTACACTCTAAGACGCCAGACCGTGACGCCGTAATAGCAGACTTTAAGGCCGGAAAGTTACGGGCAGTAGTTAATAACAACGTACTTACTACAGGTTTTGACCACCCGCCTATAGACATGATAGGTATGTTACGCCCTACTATGTCGCCGGGCCTTTGGGTACAAATGCTTGGCCGGGGTACTAGGCCGTCGCCCGAAACAGGTAAGCAAGGTTGTCTTGTATTAGACTTCGCCGGTAACACACGTAGACTAGGCCCGATTAACGACCCGCATATACCCAAGAAAAAGAAAGGTATGCCCGGCGACGCACCTGTTAAGATATGCGAAGCGTGCGGCACTTATAACCATGCTTCGGTAACACAATGTGCAATGTGTGGGCACGAGTTCGCACGGTACGAGAAATTAACCGCAAAAGCGAGTACCGAAGAATTAATACGTAGTGACGCGGCAGTAATCGAAGTACTCGACTTAGACCGTGTAACTTATTCAAAGCATAACAAACCCGGTAGCCCAAGTAGCTTACGTGTTAATTATTTTGTCGGTATTAGTCGGTACTCAGAATGGGTACACTTTGAGCGTAGCGGGTTACTAGGCAAAAAGGCCCGCGATTGGTGGCGGCAACGTCACGTATCAGAACCGCCTACTACAGTAGACGCAGCGCTACAATTTATTTCTGAGCTAAGAGCGCCCAAACGTATACGCGTATGGGTAAATAAAACCCCCTATGCTGAGGTGTTAGGTTATGAATATTAAACCACAACGTAATGTAGACAGTACACACGAAGCATTACGGCACATTAGAGAACAATTTGACTTATTACGTAAAACGTGCTTAACTTGTCACCTATTTAACGAAGCTAACGAAATATGCACTAAATTTAACCAAAGACCCCCGGCACGCGTTATAGCAAACGGTTGCCAACATTGGGACGATATACCATTTTAAGGTAGAGCTATGGCAAAAAGACCAACAAAGTCTAAACCAAAGACTAAAAAACCAAAAATGCAATTAGTCGAAGCCCTAGAGTTTATTAAGGGCGTGCAAAAAGCAGGGTTTAGCACAGACGCAAAGGAAACTAACTGTAGATTAGCTAACGGTTACGCCGTAGGGTTTAACGGGGTAGTTACAATGGGCTATCCTATCTTAGAAGACCTAAACGCGTGCCCACACACGTATAACCTGCTTGCGGCCCTTAAGCGGTGTAAAGGTTCTATGTCACTAACGCAATTAGATATGCACCAACTTGTCGTAACAAGCGGTAAGTTTCGCGCTGTGGTGCCGTGCCTAAACCCCTCAGCTATACCTTATTCTGTACCAGACCAACAAGTAGGCGTTATTGGTGACACGATTAAACAAGGCTTCGCTACTTTGTCTGGGGTAGTTTCTAAGTCCGGGTTTTCTACGTTAGAGACAAGCGTACTACTTCGTGATAATACAATGGTTGCTACAGACCGGTCTATTATTGTAGAGTATTGGCACGGTGTGCGCCTAGACCCTGAGCGCCCGCTAGTTATTCCGATAGACGTGGTAGCCGTGCTTGCTAAGTTATCTAGCCCCCTTGTTGGTATAGGTGTAGGCGTAGGGTCGGTAACGTTTTATTGCGAAAATGGGGCGTGGATTAAGACGCAGACTTATAACGAAAAATGGCCTAACGTAGACGACCTGCTTAACAAAGGTGACCACCACAAAGCTATACCTATACCCTTAGAATTATTTGAAGCTGTAGACGCAGTAACGCCGTTTACTTCTAACGTAAAGGACGGCGTAGCTACTTCTTCTAATACCTTTTACTTAGTAGGTAACGTAGTATCTTCGCACTTGCAAAGTACCATAGGTGCGACGCATGAAATAGACGTAGACACTGAGCAAAAAGCGTGCTACTTGACGAAACACATGGCTTACTTAAAAGATAAGGTAGACAAGATAGACTACGGTAATGATAGAGCTAGTTACGTGTTTGGTAACAATATTAGGGCAGTAGTAGGTAAGTATAAGTTTTAACTATATGTTTTTTGACGACGCAACCCTAACCCCGCGAAAGCACGCTACATTACGTGTGCCCCCGCCTATTCCGGCGACAAATTGGAAGCGCCCGGCGTACTTCCCTAATCTTAGTAACGCTGTAGTTATTGCGTGTGATGTAGAAACTAAAGAAACCGATTTTGATAACGGCCCCGGTTGGGCTAGGGGTTGTGGGCACATTGTCGGTGTGTCTTTAGCCGCAATAGACCGTAGAGGTAATCGGGGTAAGTGGTACTTTCCGGTAAGGCACGAAGTAGAAACAGAGAATAACTTAGACCCCCGTACGGTATTTGCTTGGTTAAAAATAGTGCTAGAAACACCTCAAATACCTAAAGTATTTGCTAACGGACTATACGACATAGGGTGGTTAACTACAGAAAATATATGGGTGCAAGGTGAATTACACGACGTACAATTTGCTGAGGCGTTAATAGACGAATTTGCTTTAGTTGCTCTTGACGTACTAGGGCACAAATATTTAAACGTAGGTAAGACCACAGACCTACTAAAAGAGTGGTGCCAAAAGGCTTACCCGAATACCCCGGTAAGCAAGTGGCGGGGCGACATTTACCGCGCACCCCCTAGCCTTGTTGGTCACTACGCCGAAGACGACGCAGACTTACCGTTAGACATACTATGGCACCAACAACAAGAAATAGACAGACAAAACCTTAACGTAGTATATCGGTTAGAATGTGACATAATACCGTTACTAGTACGTATGCGACTAGAGGGGGTTACTATTGACCTAAACCGGGCACACGAGCTTGACGGACAAATGACCGTAGAGATTGCTGAGCTGTATAACAGAATTAAACGCGAATACGGATACGGTATATCTAGTACAGATAGTAGGCAATTAGGGCCACTGTTTAAGCATGTAGGTATAGTAACACCGCTTACAGACGCGGGTAACCCAAGTGTTACGGCAGACTGGTTAGCCGCGCTAGAACACCCGTTAGGGCAGTTAGTACGTGACTTACGCGAACGAGAAAAATTACAAGGCACTTTTATACGTTCGTACCTGCTTAATAAAAATGTTAACGGTAAGATATACCCACAGTTTCACCCCCTTAAGGGCGAAAGTAACGGTACCAAAGTAGGGCGCTTTGCGAGTAGTGACCCTAACCTACAAAATATACCTAGCCGTACTAAGCTAGGGAAACTTGTACGCGAATGTTTTATACCAGATTACGGCCATGCACATTGGCGGTGTATGGATTATTCGCAAATTCATTACCGTATATTAGCACACTATGCCGTAGGGCCGGGCAGTGACCGCTTACGTGAAACGTACATTAACGACCCCGAAACAGACTACCACCAAAACGTGTTAAAAGATGTAGCGCCTATAATGGGTTGGGATATTACCGACAAAGACAATAACAAATTTGTACGTAAGCCGGTTAAAAATGTTAATTTCGGTTTGTTATACGGGCAGTCTATCCCCTCGCTTATGGCGAAGACTGCCGCGTATTTTGGTGGCGGTTTTACACTAGAGCAAGCTAAAGGCTTCTTTGACGCTTATTTTACCGGGGCACCTTATGTAAAGCCTACAATGGAATTAATCGGGCAAGAGGTACAAACGTACGGCTATGTTACGTCGGTGCTTGGTCGCCGGTGCCGGTTCAATCTGTGGGAACCTAACTACGAATGGGGCAAGACCCCCTTACCCTACGACGACGCGATAGCTGAGTACGGTAGTTGTATCAAACGTGCGTACGAATATCGGGGCGTTAACTACAAATTTCAAAGTAGCGAACCGGACATTATGAAAACAGGTATGTTAGACTGTGTACGGTCAGGTGTGTTTGATTATGTAGGCGTGCCCCGTTTAACTGTACATGACGAATTAGATTTTAGCGTACGCGATAGGTCTAAGGCTACAGACGAAGCATTTGAGTACATTAAACACACTATGCAAAATGCGGTACCCTTACGCGTACCGGTATTTGTAGATAAAGACGACGGCCCTAATTGGGGTCAAGCCGGTTAGTTGTTAACTCGCTCTAGTAAAAGAAAACCAGACATTACGTTAACGTAATAATTAGTAGCTTCGGCTGTAGGTGCCTCTATACCTACAGTAAGCACAGCCCCGGCGGGCATAACCCAACCGTTAGCCGATAAGTCTAAGTCCGTTCCTTTTGTTGTCGTGCTTAAGTAATTTCTAGGCCCGACGCCCGCATTATCGGCAACCTCCTGTAGTAAGTTAGTTGTGTTAACTACGTTACTGCTATCCGTCCACGTATGGTATCCAAGACGCCAACCCCACGCATGAGCCGTAGCGTTAGAATTGTAGTGCTTTGCTTTAAATCCTAATATTTTTACGTCAAATGGGTACATAAAGCCGCCTGCTACCCGCGAATAGTCGGCACCAACGTTACCTAAGTCCTGCGTGTTAGCTTCGTCAACAAATCCACGCGGCCCCCATCCGTTATGCTCGTTAGGGTCTAATAGCCATGCTCCAGCAAATTGTTGCACAAATTGTTTAAACCCCGGCGTGTTAGGCATTAAGACTTCGCCCGTTGTTTCTTTTACAATAATTGCTGTGTTAAACGCACTACCGGTCTTAATTGTAAAGTCGTCGTCACCCTGTAGCCCTACAATGGCTTTTGTTGCAAACCCTGTTTTAAAACTAAATGTAGCATCGTCGCCAGTTGCGTTCTTGTTATACGTTTGGTCAATACTGCCGCTAGAGTTAAATAACACGTTAGTACCAAAAAACGCAAATTGATTATTAGCGTCGGCAGACGCACCGTTTACCCCTACGCCATGTTGGTTAATATCTAATTTTAGGCTACCACCTACCGCGAATGTACCTCCATGTTCGCCCTCTATAGGGGCACGCAAGCGTACTTTACCGTTACCCGCGCCGAATGTACCTAGCGATAACCGACTAGCTGAGCCGTCCCACCAAATAACATTAGCTACGTCGCCTTGGGTCTGTGTTAAGGTAAAATCATTATTACCTACTGCAAGTGTTTTAGCGCTAGTATCTAATACTAACACACTGTTACCGCCTACTTTTAGGTTACCAGTAGATAAGTTTACATCACCGTCACCATTAATCAAGAAAGTAGCGGCAGTTACTTCGGGGTCTAGGTTGTTTACAAAATCAATTTGTGCTATATTACTAGAAGTTGTTGTTCTTGCGCCTTTCATGCGTAAGTATGCTGTGCGGCTAGACCCCGCCGTAGTATCTATGGTTAGCGACGGTGTACCTGCGTGTTCTATAGACAAATTACCCGTAAATGCCGCGCCGCTTAATTGAGCGTACCCCGACAAGTCCGGCGCGTTTCCGGCAGGAATAGCCCAACCGGTACCCTCAGTATACACGTAGTGCGTTGTTTCGTCGGCTACATACGTTTGCCACCCGGTCTTAGGCTCAGCAAAGTACCACCCGCCGTCTATCCAAGCCGCTAACTTATCCTCATGCCCTGCCCACACGCCGGTAGCCGAAGCGCCTACTAAGTATTTGTCGCCCGGTGCCGGACTAGCCGGGGGCGTACTTAAATCTTTGTCTAGTACTGAGGGCTGTACTACTATGTCTAGCGTACGAAAAGCCTCATTAACCGTTACGTGTTTTTGTGCTTGTGAGCCTTCTACGTAGTTAATGTCTAAGTTAGGTGTTGGGTCTGTCATTATACTACCCCTTTTATGTTAATGGTGTTTTCGTATGGTATACCGTAACCGCCGAAGTCATTGCCGTACTGTGCTATTTCCACTGTCAAAGTATCGGTTATAGTTATACCGTCCGTTATTTGTTGTGCCGCCGTATAGGTATACGTTTCTGCGTCGTTTACTACAGCTTCGTGTACTTGTGTCGCACCGTCAAAAACTCGCACCCGGTAGCGGTCTATACCTTCTACGTACGGTAATTCTTCTACCGTCCAACTGTCGCCGTTATACCTGTTGCGTCGCTTCCACGTAATTATTACGTCGTCGTTACTCGCTTTGGTCGCGTAAACGGCACCCGGTGCGTAAGGGCGAAGCCCTACCCGCTTGCCTTGTCGTAGTCCGGCTTGGTAGCTGTTATCTGTATACGCGTAACGTGACGGCCCCCAAGCGTAGGTAAGTACGTCGTCTACTGCGTCAAAACTTACATTAACGGCAGTTAGCGCAAAAGGCTCTAGTAGCACTACAATACTGTCTACGGGTATTTCATCTTGTATAGCATGTTCTGTACCTAACTGCCCCCGAATAAGGTCAGTTAGTTTATACGCGTTAGGTGCTGTTAATTGTGCCGTGGCAAACTGTATTATTTCCCACTCGTTAAGCGTTGCATTGTACACCCCTATAGCTTTTTGGCTAGCTAACGCCTGTAATTCAGTTACACTAGACACAGCACCAAATCCGTTAAAAGCTATGTTTAGCTCGTTGTACCTATCCCATACATGCGGGGCAGACCGGGCTAACGGCTGAGTAACTACGCCGATAGCGTTACGTATATCGTGCTTTGTGTTAAACGTAAATGTTTCGTCGGGCTGTTGTCTGTAGACACTAACGCTACCCGGCCAAGGGCTAGCGTTAGACGCAATACGTTGTGCCCATGGTCGTACTTCTTGGCCGGTAAATACAGGTATGTCTAACCATATTAATTGTACAGTACCAAACGAGCTTACTACGTCGGGTATACGGTTGTCGTCGGGCGACGCGGGTAACTCGAATAGTCCGGTGTCAAAGCCTACAAACTCACTTTCGCGCGTGTCGCCTTGGTTAATCAGCGTTAAGCGTCCGGTAACTGTGTTACCCCCTACAGGAATAGTAAATACGTCGCCGGGGTCGTGTTGCGAAAAAGAAGGGGGCAAGACTATATTACCGCGCTGTCTTTCTAACCATTTTTGTTGTACGGTTGCGTCGGCTAGACTACGTACGTAATCAGTAGTCATAGTTATAGGTAGCTCTATTTGCTCTACGTTATCTGAGTAACCCCGCGCGGTCTTACCGTCTACCGACGCGGTGTTATAATCGTTAAATTCATCTACGAACGTAATATTAATATTTGTGGGCAACTCTGTTTCTTGCCCGCGCGTTAGTGTTATCCCTACGGGGTCGCTATCACTAACTACTACGTTTTCTGCGTCTAAAGCGTAAAGCGATGAATTAGACCGTAATAAGAATTTAACTTTACCCTCACTTTCGTAACCGTCAAACAAGTACGCGGCCATAAGGTCTTCTAATGAACGCCGTATAGCTTCGGGTCTGTCTAGTAAAAACCCGCGTACTAATGCGTTAGCCCCGTACAATCCGGTTACGTCAAATTGGTCGTCTGTTAGGCCACCTTGCCTACATAAGCGGGCAACTAGTGCGTGTAGGGGTATACTGTCTGTGCGGCCCGTCCACCAATGCCCTTTATACCAGTTGTCGCCGTCGCTCCACACGTCGCGTTGTGCCGGAAAATTAGGGTAAGGTCGCGCGTCCCATGTCCATATAAACATGTTATGCCGCTCTATCATTTTAAGGCTACCGCTTGTTGGGCTGTTATTTTTCCAATACTTTAGCATAGCCTCTACGCCTACGCGTTGTATAAAGTCGTCACGTACGCCACTAGAGAAATACGGGTAAGCACTTTCTGTACTCTTAGGGTCGTAAAATACGTTAGGTTGGTTAGTTCCTTTATCTACGGCAGGTACGCCAAATTCGGTAAACCAAAACGGCTTAGACCCCGGTACCCATGCGGTAGGTGTACTACTCTCTACCCAATTAGGGCGGTTATAGTGTTGGTTAGTCCACCAATTACGAAAATCTTTACGCCGGTGTACCCATGGTTTATTATAGTCGCCGTCTGTTATTGGTGTACGGTTTTGCGCGGCTCTATCTGCTTCGCTTGCGTAAAAATAATCGTAATATTCGCCGCCTTCTATTTGACTAGCTAAATACTCAGGGTCGTACTCAGACCTGTAGCCTTCGCTTGTGTTATAGTCTGCGTGCGTAACCCCGTCGCGCCAATCCGATAGCGGTAGGTAGTTATCTATACCTATTGCGTCTATATTACTATCTGCCCACAATGGGTCTAGGTGAAAATAAAGCCCGTTGCTGTCGCTTACTACTTGCTCAGACCAATCGGCGGCGTACGTTATCGTAGCTGAGGGTAGGGCGGTTTTTGCTGTTGCGGCTAATTGCTGTAAGCGGGCTACAGCCGGGAATACCCCCGGCGTGTCGTATGCCATAGTAAGGCCGCGTAACTCAGACCCTATAACAAACCCGTCTACGCCCCCGGCTTGCGAACACAACGCCGTGTAGTGGTTTATCATGGCTTCGTACCGGTTAAACCAAGTGTTAACGTCGGCGGCTACACTACCGGCTGTAGGTTCTATTCTACCCCGCCAAGGGAAGCCCGGCGCGTCCATAAGAATAAACGGGTAGAATATTACGCGTTTACCTCTTGCGCGTATATTCTGTATTAATCGTTTAACGCCCGCGTCACTAGGTGTGCCCCCGTATACCGGTCTACCTTGTGCGTCTAGTGAAACACTGTTAGCGGTATCACGCGTGTAAGTACCTACTGTCCAATTATCCGGGCTAATTAATCTGTCGTCGCCCTCGTGTCGCGGCTCAATTAAGCACGCCCCGGCGTCGGTACTTGTGCCAAACCAAGACACAACAAGTAATATAGCGTCTAAGTTTTCTTGTGACGTTTCGAGAATGTCTAACGACCTTAGCGCGTCTGTCTGTCTATACCCGTTATGTTCGTTGTCTGGTATGTTATCTGTACTACTTTCGCCTACGTCTAACACTGCGTTAGCGACTGAGCCGGTAAACCCGCCCCCAAATGTTTCGTCTAGCCTGTCGCCGTAATTGTTTAGTCGGTACTGTGTGACCGTATCGTATGTTGTTTCGCCACTACCCGGTATCATGCACCAACTTTGCCCCGCCCGCTTAATGTCGTCGGGGTCGTCGTTTTCTACCGGTATAATTACTTCGGCAGTTATTTGCGGTACACGGTTACCAAATTCTTCTAATGGCATGTCTTCTACTACGACGTAGCATACGCCCCGATAAGCAGGTACCGGCGTGCTTTGTAGAGACTGTATTAGCGGGTCTGGCGTTTGTGTCTCAGACCCCGGATAGAAGCGAAAAACAAGACCGCTTAAGTCTACTTCTTTACCGTCTGCCCATACACGCGATAATTGCGCGTCGGGGTGCCCTTCGGCAAAAGCAATAGCTAAACTAATACTATACGAGTATGTAGTAGTTTCTACGCTTTGCGACGGGGTACCCTTGCCCCCGCCCTCTACTTCGGTAGTTTCTGTGGTCACTGTTTCGTCAAACTCAGTAGCCCAAATGATTTGGCCCCCAAGACGGTAGCGACCATACAGGCGAGGTATTCCGGCCCCCTCAGTTGACGTAGTGAGCGTAGACGACGTGAGGCGGGCACCTTCGCGGGTCTGGCCCGGTTGACCGGATTGTAGCAGGTATGTCGCCCCTGCCGCAATCGCGCCGCCTATAAGTCCTGCTATGGCTATTTCTGCCATGGGTTACCCTTCCACACCGGGAAACGAAAAGACCCCGGCAATCTTACTAGACCAAGCCCCTATATCCGTTTCGAGTACTGAGCGCTTACTAACTGCGTGTATCATAGAATTAGGGCCAGACACAATAGCGCAATGCTTTGCACTATGGGCGTTTTTAATCCTGAATACCAATACGTCACCTAGCCGGGGCTGTTTATATTTACGTTTCTTTAAGTATCTTTGTGCCGCACCTAGTAATAACTCTTTGTCGCTAGCTTCGCCCCAACTTGGCGAATAACGCGGCGGCGGCTCAGGGTCTTTACCCTCTAGTTCTATGTACACACCCCGCATTAGCCCTAGACAGTCTGCACCTACGCCCTTTAGGTACGCTTGGTGATGGTAGGGCGTGCCTATCCATTGCCGGGTTATATCTACGATATATTCACGACTATACGACAAGTACACCCCCGTTATTTTTATCGTCGTCACGGCTTGGGTACCGCGTAACTACGTCTTTGCCCGGCATGTGTGGGAAGCCCCTAAAATTGTTTATGTTATTAAACTTTGTTTGGCATATTTCCGAAGTCTGCCCACAACCTGCTAGCACTCTAAACGTGTCACCAACTTGGGGCGTTTCTACAGTTGGCGACCATAGCGTTAGTGTTGTGTCGGGGTCGTCGTACCCGTGCCCCTTAACGTCATGTACTGCGTTAGTATTCGGGCCGGTAAGCCATGTAAGTACCCCGCGCGTAAAGTAATCGGTTTCTTGGGTTAGGCCCGAAGCTACTACAGCGTTCTTACCGATAACTTGCGTAACCGTTGCCGTAAACTCATACGTAGCCCGGTTAACCCCGCACCGCGTGTCTGCAAATACAGCGTCGCAATTCCTTTGAAATAGCCGCCCTACTCGTTGGTTTAGTCTGTGCGACAAGCTACGCATTTCTGTAGTAAATCGTATACCGTTTTGTGTTACTTCGCCTAGATTGCCCGACATGATAACAACATGTACGCTTGTACTTTGGGTAGTTTCTTGCCAATCTACCCAATACTGCGTAATATCTGCGTCGTCGTATACCCCGGCTAGTATATCTGTCTCAGTTATTACGTCGCTTTTTAGCGCCCCTACTAGCTCTAAGTTATCTACAGAAAGACCTAGCGCCGCTTGCGCTAATGACGCAGTAAACCCGGCTTCGGCTAAGCACAGCGTACCGGCTACGTACAAGTCTTCGTCATGGTCGGTAAAACCCATAACGGTACCG